CCGTGCGACGGCGCGAGGCGCTGGGTGAGGAGACACGGAAGGAGAAGGTGAGGATGATGGCGATGCAGGGGAAGACTTCCGCTTGCGTGCTTCGAGCGTCTCGCCGCGTACCCAGTAGGTCTGCTGGAAAGTTGTGCCCTCGCGATGCACCGTCCGATGCTCACGATGTAGACCACGCGACATCGGGTCTTGACTCAGCCCCGAATGGTGCGGGAGACTCGGATGGTACTCGTACCGCTCCGAGAACAGCACCGTGCGCCACCAGACGCGACGCCTGCGATTAATCCGATTCGATGTACCGATTCGCATGAGACGCTCCATGATGAGTATACGCCGTCGAGACCAGCGCATCGACTCGTGATACTAAATCCGTGTCGCTCGGCGCGTCGCTGTTGCGCACCTCATCCGCAAGCACATCGATAAGACCGACCAGCACCATCCATGGCGAAGTGTCGGGGTCGCCCTGATACGACTCGGCTAAGTCCAGCAGGTGCTGTAGCAGCTCGCGCGGATTCGCATCGCCCAGACGCGCCATGGCGCATGCGACGCCGACATCACGGACACGCTCCAGCAGCGCGTCGATGTCCTCAACCTGCAGAATCTCCTGCACAATCGGCGGTTGTTTCATTCGAGCCTCCTGCGAATCGATTCGATGACCGCGTCAAGATACCTGCTGCTCATGCCCAGCTCGCGTCTGATATCCGAGCGCGATTGACCCGACACGAGCCGTTCCGCCACTTCACGCTCCTCTGGCGGCATCACTGCCAGAGTCGCCGTCCATTCCATAGCATCATCCGTCGCCTCAGCGTGCATCGCACACATGATATCCCATTCGTTGTATGCAATCTCCTTCCGCTTGCGCAGGTAATCCCGACCCGTGTTCGCAATCGCGCGGCGAATGTACCGCTCTGCGCTCTCTAAGCGGATGCGCGGCGCGTTCACCCACAGTTTCACTGCGACCTCGTTCGCCAGCGACTCCGCCTCGTCGGTCTCGATGTGGTACGCCTTGAGATACCATGCGAACGCGCAATCTCGCACACACTCCGCAAACAGGTCGTACTCGCAGGTCTCATGACCGCGCTCCAAAGCGACGAGCATCTCCCGCCATCGCGTCATCTCACCACCCGCTCCCCGTGCGACGCACACTCCGAATACTCCGCACGGGCGTCGGCTGCGACTGCGGCGCGAATACTGGGAGCATCCACTCGACCGACTCGCCCAGCACATGCGCCCAGCCCCGTTCCAGTCGCTGCAACTCGTCTTCCGCCTGCTGATACAGCTGCTGTGCGTAGGGGTTCATCGTCGCGCCGATGTTGGTTATCGCCAGCGTTCGCGCCTCCACCAGCGCCGCCGCCAGCTGCATCGTTATCGTCGGTATCGGCGGTTTCGCAGGCGCGTCCGTCGCCATCATGCGCGGGTACAACCGCACCAAGCGCGAACGGATGTACGATTCCGCAGCATCGATAGCCGCCTGCAACACGGAATCGTCTATCGGCTCCAGATTCCGCACATAGAACCGCACTTGCGCTGGCGTCACCCACGACATGGCTAAGTTCTCCCGTAATGTGTGGATGCGGGTGCGCTCCGCATCAGAGCGCACCCGCTACGCTTACGCTGCCGACATCACATTCTGGATTAGCACCCCGCATGCGCGGGCGATGACCTTGTGCGTGTAAATCCAGTCCACCTCGATCCATGTGCCGCTGTCGCGTTCGACATCGATGTAGGTGCGCACATTCCGCTGACGCGCCTCGAAGGTCGCCCCGTAGGTCAGACGACGCAGACCTGGCTTGTCGACATAGCCCACCCAGACATCGCGTCCCCATATCTCATCCATCCGACTGGTCATCGTGATTTCCTGCGGGTCGAGACTGCGCGAGCCGAACGGGTCTGTTGGGAGCTGAAGCGCCGCCGCTTCCAGCACTTCCAGACCCCACAGGTTCTGTGGGAGCCCGCTCTGGGTCAAGTCCGTCACATAGCGTCGCTCTTCCTTGATTTCCTCGATTGCCAGCATCCGCCTTGCAATCGTCGAGGGTATCACGATCACATTCGGGCGACGCCCCGTCGCCGTGAAGATGAGGTTGCTCGCGTTAATCAGGTCGACCTTCGGCGACGCGACGGTATAGTTGTCCCACGCCGTCGTCGGCGTGAACGCATGCAGGTTGTTTGCAGGGTCGCGCAGGGTACGCGCCGCGCGAATCTCGCGGTTGAGCATCAGCAGGTCGGTCAGATGCTCCGTCATATCGACTTCCAAGTCGATGGGCCCCGACACATTCTCACGCTGACGCGGTGTGATAATCTCGCGCAGCGAGTGCTGCTCGCACATGTACCAGTCTGCCTTCCACCCGAACGACGCCTGCTTCGCCGTGTCGCCGTCCTGTCGCGTGTCATCGACATACCGAAACGCGGACAAGTCGTACACATAGAACAGGTCGCTTTCCTTGTTCACAGGCATCGACGGGAAGATGCGCTCCGCGATGTACCCTTCGGGACGGTACTTAATGCTGACATTCGTCAGCACCTCATCGTAGTGAACTCGTTGCGCTTGTGCGACTGCCATCTTCTTAGCCTCCTTATTGCACGAATACGGTGCTTGTCAGCATGCGGACAGGGATGACCTGCGGGTTCGTCGCCGCGTCGGCGGTTGTCGAACGCATCGCGACGCCGATCGGGAAGAACCGCTGCTGCTGGTTCGTACCCGTGCGGTTAAACGCTGGGTCATTGTTCGCGAGCGCACGCACGGGAGTAATCAGGAAGTTGTAGTCGCGTCCGAACTCTGGATGGATAATCGGACGGAGTTCGGGGATGCGACTGAACGGCGTCTGCGACGACGAGCGTACCAGCAGGCGGTTGCCTGCCGTTGTGTCGCCGCCTGCCAGCGCCGCGAACAGCAGGTCGCCCGCGTTTACCTGCGCGTTGACGATGAGCGGGGTAATCCCGTCCAGTGCGACCATGACCTCTTTCCCGTCCAGTGCGAACTGGAGCGTGACGCCGATGATGGGACGCACCAGCGCCCACTGCGCAGTGGAGCCCTGCGCGACATTCGCCCAGTGCTGCGTCGGGTTCCCAGCGGAGACGATTAGTCCCGCTTCGGGGTTGATGCCAGGCTCAGGAATCGAGCCGTGTCCCGCGTCCCACAGGATGACCGCTGTGTACCGCGCAATCGCCGCGCGGCGCGTGCGATCGAAGTCGTAGTACCGAAAGGTCGTCGTGAAATGGGTCTTATAGGCTTGCATTTATGTCACCCCCTAAATCTCGCGTGCAGCGCGTTTGATTGCCTCGCCGTAGGTGAGGCCCTCACTCGCGGCGATGCGCTCCGCGCGTGCGATGAGTTCGCGCGTGGTGCGTTCCTCGCCCGTGCGTAGCGTGTACCGTAGCGGCTGCTCCGACAGGTTCACGCGCGGACGATTCGGAACCATCTGCGCGACCTCTTCCAGCATCGCGAGTACGAAGTCCTCAACGGGGACTCGCGCGTCCGACGGCGCGTTCTCGCTCAGACGCACAATCCGCGACTCGGGCATCTCGGAGCGCACATCCGACAGCGACACTGCACGACCGCGCAGCGCGTCGAAGATGTACCGCGCGAGACGCAGTATCGACGGCGGAACGGTATGCTCGTACTCCGACAGGAGCAAGTCCCTGTCCGATTCCCACTGACGCTCCTCAAGCTCCGACAGACGCACTCGCAAATCGCGAATCTCGTTCTGTGGTGCGGTTCCTTGCGTATTCATCGAGTTGTAGCCTCCCTGATGTGTTGCGGTTCGAGCGCGTTCCGATAGCGTGACCACCTGTGCGGGATCCATGCGCTTGATGTACGGTCGGTTCGTGAGAGCGACTGCGCGGAGCGCGGTGACCTCGCGGCGCGTCTCAGGGTCTCGCCCGCGCACCGTCAGCTCCGCACTGGCGAACCGCAGACGACCATCCCGCACGCGGTCGAGAACCTCGTCGGTGGTCGGTCGAATCGTCGCGTACAGCGACTCGCCCTGACGCTCCAGTGCTGTTACCCATCCGACCGCGTCGGTCGAATCGTCCATGTGGTTCAGATTGACGGGCAGCTCGTATCCGAACACCCCGTCGCGGAAGTTCCGCACGATTTCGTCCAGCTCGCGTTCCGTGACGACGAGGCGCCCCTCAGGCGCCATCTCGTGCAGCCATTCGCCCGTGCGAAGCACCTCCACGCGAATCGCAGGGCGCGACCCGCGCGTTACCGTCTCCGCATCCGACAGTGTCACGACTACCATTCTGCGCTCCCTAAACGAAGCAGGCGGTGCGCTCGCATGATGCAAGCGCACCGCCTGCTACATCGACCAATTATACGGCGAAATTCGCTATTTCGGATCGAGCATCAGCTCGTCTACCGCCTTGCTCCGCAGCTCCGCACGCGACGGCAAGTCGGGATAGTAGTTCCAGCTGACGGGGATACCGTCCTTGACCGCGATTCGGATGAACCCGCGCTGGATAGAGCGTATCAGATGGACGAGTCGCTCCTCGTTGGGATGGAGTGCGACATCCGCTTCAGGCTCCTGCAGGTCGAACGGCTCCACGCAGCGCGAGTCGCTCTTCGCGGGATCGATGCGCCACTCAATCGCGCGTTCGCCCACCAGATGCGACGGCTCGGCGTCCGAGACATACAGCGCGTCTATATGACCGTATCCGATAATCCGACAGAGACGGATGACCCGCTGCTCCGCAACCGAGAGTACCACTAACCATCACCTCGCGTGCCGCCGCGCACGATGCGCGTCACCATCACCTCGCAAGACCACCCATGCAACGGATGCTCCTGTATGTAGACGGGCGTCATCGTGACCTGCGGCGTCCATGTATCCGATGTGTAGAACTCCGACGCATGCATACGGAACCGATGCGGATGCTGATGCACATAGTCCAGCCAGAGGTCGGCGTACCACTCCTGTTGCAGGATGCTCTCGCGCGGGTCGGGCGAGTAGACCGCCCCGACGACGCTATACACATGACGCTGCTCGAACAGTTCAGGGAGCGCCAGCGAGACCAGCGAGGACTGCAGCTTGCCCACCATCACGATGGGGAACCTGTCGAACGGCACTTCCGACGGATACCATTCGTACACCGTCGGGCGCGCGAGCCCGAACGCCTCGCAGTAGCTCGCGTACTCCGNGAGNCGTTCCATGATCCACTGCCGCATGGGCGCTATCGGAGTCATCGCTTCGGTCTTAGCCTCCTCGGCGTCGTCTTCTGACCCGTCGTGATTTCTTCGATCCAGCAGCGGCAGTTATTCAAGCAGCGCGTCTTGCCTGTGCCTGGCAGACCCAGCTTAATGAGTTCGTCGTAAGTGTACCCGCCCTTCGCACGCGATTCCGTCGCGCGTTGCACGCAGTCCTCGCAGTGTTCCGCATCGGGCGAGAGACGCCACAGGAACCGATGCGAGCGATCAGCGCCGTAGGCGAACCATGCGGTCATGAAGACCCCGTACAAGTCGCGTCCGTACAGCTCCAGACGCTGACGGTACGGCATCCGTCCGCGACCCGCACGCACATCGCGCATGAACCGATTGAAGTAGCGCATCTGCTGCGAGTATTGACCGTGCAGGTAGCGCAGCTCGTCGTCCGTGAACCGTGTCTTACCGCGTATCCCGCGACCTGCCAGACCGAGCGCGAACGCATGCACCAGCGTCTCCTGCTGACGCACGGCGAACCAGCCCTCGAACTCCTCCAGCGTCATCTGACCCGATTCATACTTGTCCCACTGCCCCAAGAGTTCCTTGCGGAAGGCTCGTTCCAGCTTCGTATACGCCGCGCGTGCATCCTGCGGGCGCTTATAGCCCCGCGTCACCTGACTCGGAACCTCGTGCCTGCGATAACTTAGCAAGATGATTTCGCAGTCGGTCGCGCCAGATTGCCCGCAGCTCAAAGCATAGCCGAGCATATCCTGCAGGAGCATGTTCCAAATCGAATCGCGCATCGCCTGCCTCCCATAGAATTACGAACCTGCTGATGGCGAGCTGGGGCTCGTCGCTGGTGAGGAGTTCGACGCGGGCACGCTCGGCAACATCGGGTTTGGGTCGGATAGCCTCGTTACCATCGACGCGAGCTTCTCGCCGACGGGTTTAGGGAGCGATGCAATCGTATCCGCGTCGAGTCCCGTCGCCGTCTTCAGCAGTTCCAACATATACCGACTCGCTGAGATGACCGCTTGACCCGTCGCAGCGTCGATGTCCGTCGCAGCGTCCTGCGCACGCAGACTCTCGATATACGATATCGCGCGTACCTGCACCTCGTGCGACTCGGTCACCTTCCACGGCGGCGGCGGGTTATCGCCCGTATGTTCGCATAGCCAGACCGTCTTAGCGCCCGTTATCGGATCCTCGATAAGGCAGAGTTGAACGGTAACTCGCATCCGTTCCACTGTCCACATCGTCGTCACCTCCAAACATGCCGTCTCGTTCGGCGTCTTCGTTCATATTCCTGCCGCCCTGCCATGCGATACCGTGCAGGTAGTCCATCTCCGACGCGGCTTGCGTGCGCACGGGCACGCCCGCGTCCTCGGCGATGAGCGCCCAGTCGGGCACAATCACATCCCCGTCCGCCGTCGTCACAGGCTGACCCGCCGCGAGCCGCTGCACGAACGACTCGACCAGATGCTTCGTGTACGCATGATCGATGCGCATCACGATTCGCGCCTTCGCATCGCTCCCGAAGTTATAGCGCACCAAGTCGGGAATCAGCTGCTTGTTCAGCACCGACTCGATTTGCGTGAGGTACGCATCCTCGTTCTGCAGGAAGAGGTCAATCTGCGACTGACCGAGTGCGTAGGTGCCTCGTTGCGGGTGAATCGTCGCCAGCGAGGGAACCAGCATCGCTTGACGCATCTGCTCGTCAAGGAACTGGATGTAGTTCTCGATAGCGACGGCGGGCGGCACCTCAAACGCCTCGACTTCCCACATTCGCTGACCATTCGAGTCATAGAGTGAGGGTAGCACGATGGAGTGCGCGTTTGCCAGCTTATCGAGCTGCTCGCTCAGGTACTGCATGTTATCCACCACGATGGGCTCGCCCGATTCCGTCGTACCGATAGGCGTCTTGCCAGGCGGCGCGAACCCCTTCTTCGTCGGCACGGCGTAGGTCGAGTAGTAGGTCGCCATGTCCTGCAGGGCGCGTTGCTTCAGCTCGAAGAACGGCAGCGCGGGCTTAATCAGGGGGCTCCCATAGACCTCGTTGAACTCGGCGTCGAGCGCGAAGTGAATCAGCCGTCCCTCTTCGATGATTTCGCCTTCGGGCGCGAACGGCGTCACGAGGTGTCGCACGCCTGCGAACTCCCCTGTGGGATACACCAGCGCCCAGTAGATGGACGGGTCGAGATGTGCCACGCGCGAGAGTATCCATACATCGCGCAGGCGCAGTTCCTGCCGTGCGGGCGTCGTCGACATCGTGCGCGTCGTGCGGTACTCCTTGCGGTACTCCAGCACCTTCTCGACGAACGCGACCCCGAAGTCGAACGCTGTGCAGAGCGCCCAGAGCAGGTCGTACATGTGGGGCTCCAGTGCGGACTGCAGGAACGCTCCGACGCGCTCGTCTTCGGCGTTGATGTACCAGTCGCAGCGCAGGATGGGCAGTTTGATGAGGCGCAGCGAGGCGCGTATCACTGGGTCTTGGCGCAGACGATCGAGGTCGCGGATGGTGACATCGTCCAGACGGTACGCCAGCATGCGCCCGTCTGGCGAGAACGCGGCTAACGGCGCGCCGAGTCGGTTCTGACCGACTCGCGCCTGCTGACCCTGCACGGGCGGTGCAGGCTTCGCGAACCGCTGCAACAGTTTCCGTATCATGTCGGCTGCGCCCCGCTGTGCCGTAGCAGTATACCACTATCGTCCATCAGGTGTCGACCAGCGGGCTTGAGCGCCTCCATCGCGCGACCCTGCTGTTCCAGCTGCCGTTGCTGAAGTTGCTCCTTCGGCACCTCGGCGACGATGGTGTGCGTGTGTACGCTGAACCGTTGCCCCTTGCGGAACGCGCGTGCGTTTCGCTGGTCGAGTTCCGCCTTGCTGAACGGCAGCCCGTAGTGGACGATGTAGTTCGCGCCTTGCAGGTTCAGCCCCGTGCTACCCGCAGAGGTCGCCGCGATGAGTTTGACGCCCGAACGCGGGTTCTGCTCAGGACGCACGGTCATTTCGCGCCCATCGTCGAGTCGAACGCGCACGCTACCGCTGCGACTCACTCGGATTGCGACGCCTTCGCCTCCGTCGAAGATNACGCGCCCACCTGGCACAATCGCGCGTTCATTCACCGCCGCGCGTACCTGCTGACGACGCGCTCCGTTATCCTCGCCCGTGTAGGTCAGCACCTCGCCTGGCTTAAACGCCTGCTGAATCGTTCGTACACCTGATAGGTAGTTCGCGAACACGATGCCGACAGGATGATGACCCGCGTCGCGCAGGTCGCGCAGGTCGTCGCGCTGATGCTCCGACTCCGCCACCTGCCGAAGGTGCTGAATCAGCGCGTTGCGCTCAGGGTCGCCGTCCTCTATCGCCTGCAGACGCTGGTAATCGCGCTCCGCTTCAGGTGTCGTGTCCTCGGCAGCGGTTATCCGACGGAGTTCTTCTAACTGGTGCGTGCTGAGCGGAACGCTATGCTCGAAATCGCGGCGCTGCACATTCAGCTGGTAATGCTCGCTGATGACGACGGGGTCGATGGCGCGGTTCAGGTTCTCCTCCTTGATGTGGTGTACCGCGCTCGCGCCGAGACCGATTCCGTCGAACGCCAGCTGGAAGCTTGATTCAGGAATCATGCGCGGCTCGACCCAGCTTACCATCTGATGCACATTGCTCACGCGCGAGCGAATCGGCGTGCCCGTCATCGCGACCATGTAGGTGTTATCGTTCGTCGCCTCGCTAATCTTCCGCATCGCTTGCATAATCTGCGACGCTTCGCCCGTACCAGGGGAGAACGCTTGATGCGCCTCGTCGAGTACGAGCAGCACGCGCCCGTCGTGCTTGCGAATACGGTCGATAATTGCGTCGACATCGTTGCGGATGGTGGCGTGTCCCAAGATGATGAACTGCGCGTCGCCCTCGCGAATGAGACGCTGGCGCTCCTCTGCGCCCGTTGCATGCGCGTCGGCGAGCGCACGATTCTCAGGCGCGAGGTCGCCCGCGACGCCGACGCGGATGCGGTTCCCGAAGAACTTGCGATGCTCGTGCAGCATCGTGTCGCGCAGATTGCTGGGCGCCATCATAATCACCGCGTCGACCTGTCCTGTATCGAGCAGGTGCTTACCCAGCGCAATCGACGAGAGCGACTTCCCGATGCCCGCCTTCAAGTCCCATACGACTCGTTTGCGCTTCATCGCGAACTCTATCGCCGCGCGTTGCTCCTCGCCCAGCTTCACAGTCGGATCCATCCCGTCGGGACGCCAGTCCTCGCCGAGCGTCAGCTCGTGTCGCTTGATGCGTTTCGCCTCCTCGTCCTCTTTGAACTCCATCGTCGCGCGTCTCATGAGCTGTGCGACCGCGTCGCGCTTGATGACGAGTCGCGTCTGTCCGTCCTGCGTGCGCGAGATGGAGTAGTCGCCTTCCTTGAGTCCCATCCGCCTTGCGATAGCGTTCAGTCGGGACGAATCCGCGACGCCTTGCACCACCACATCGTCGTTGTAGGTGTTTCTGCGGAGCGCGTCGGCGAGTGCTGCCGTGAACGCCAGCGACCCTGCGGCTTGTCCCAGCACGGCTTGTCTATACAGCGTGTTCCGCGTCGCGAGTCGACCCGCGTAGGCAGCCGAGAGCGCATCGCGCGAGCGCATGTCTTCAATCAGTTGACGCGTGCGTTCCGCTTCCTCTTCTGCTCGGCGGAGCGTCTCTGCAGGCACACGCATCGCCGCCTCCGCATGCGTCTGTTCGATGTCGCGTGTCAGTGCCTCGATGTCCTGCGTTCGCTGTGTGAGGTATATCGCTGTCGCGTGCGCTGCCCCTTCGACGCCCAGCAGTTGCACCAGCGCGGGATGTACCGCCGCGCCTGCGTGACGCAAAGTGAGGTTCGCCAGCGACTCCGCCGCGCCCTTGTTGTACCGCGCATGCACCCCGCGCCCCGCGTTGTCAAACGCATTCCAGAACGCGATGTTGCGTCGCGCTGCGACTTCCAGCGTCGCCGCGTTCCGCGCACGCTGCCACGCCTCCGCAACCGCCGAATCAAGCGCCTCATCGTCGACGGGCTGCCCCGTCAGAATCGACGCCGAGGTCGCCATCGGCGCAGTCTCGCGCATGACACGCTCATACCGCGCCTTGTGCCTGCGTAGCTCGTTCGTCAGCAGCCCGAGCGCCTCTATCTGCTCCTCGTCCAGGTTGCGCAGACGCTGACCCAAGTCTTCGGGTACATCCTTGATGTCGACGCCGATGGCGAGCCCGAGTTCCTCCAGTGCGCGTTTCGCGATATTGTCCGCCGCCTCACGGACGCGCTCCGCCTGCGCGAGCTTGCGCTTCTCCTCGTCCTCTGGCGACTTCTCCGACGGCGTCTCCGCATCCGCCGCTGACGGCTTCGGTTCCCGTTGCGGTTTCTCAGGCTGGCGTCGCGTGCGCTCCACGCGCACGGCGCGGAGCAGATGACCCACGAGTTCGTCGGCATCGGTCTGCTGGAGCGTCTCCGCGTCGTATCCGAGCAGTTTCGCGGCGGATTGCGCGTACTTGTCGCGTTCCTGCGCCCACGATTCGGAGACGCGCTGCTTGAGCGCCTCGCGCTTCGACTCATCCATCGGTTCGCGCACGCGACGGGAACCGCCCTCTGTCACATGCACGCGCAGATGCATAAGATTCGCGCTGCCCGCCCAGACGACGCGGAATCCCGTCGTCGTAGGCTTAATCAGCACATGGCGGTAGTCAGGGTGATCGGGCCCGTGCGGCTTGATGGTAATCCAGCGACAGTCGGGACACTCCGCCATGACGGAGTCCCACGGCTTCTCGCTGAGTCGTACCAGCAGCCGATCAAGCAACGCAGACGCATGCATATCTGTTAGTCAGGCAGAATCGGGAACTGCGCGGGCGGAATGTCGTTGGGGTCGCCTGTGGTTGTCAGCGCGAACAGGCGCGCCGCCCAGCCGCCCAATGTCCAAACTCGCACGGTGTAGCCGAGTCCTGTCGTGAGTTCGGCTTGCGTCGCAGCAACAGCGTTGACCCAATCGCCAGAGCTGTTGATGGGATCCCAGACGATGGCGAGTCGCGTCTGGGCGGGGTCATGGAACACGCGCACGCCTGATCCCGCCAGTTCGTCCCGTCGCTCCCACAGGCGCCTTAGCAGCTTGCGTGCGCGTCGGCGACGCTGTTTCGATGTGCGCAATAGGATTCGGTTCATCTCGCTCAATTATACGCTGCGCATCCAGCGGTCATCGACCATCGGCAGGTATCCGACCGAGCGCGTGTACGGGATCGCGAGTTCCCATGCGAGCGCGACCGCAATCACGATGTCGTCGTGCTTGCCTTCGGGCGCCTTCACGCGGAGTCGCCCTGCGTCTGTGCGTTCGTACTCGAACCGTGTGAACTCGTCGATGAGTATCGGGTCGTTGAGCAGTTGCAGCCCGTCGTATTCCAGCCCCATCGAGAGCTTGGAGACGGCTGCGAGCTTGCTCATCGGCGTAAACACGAACGGGTAGACCGCCAGCCCGTTGCGCAGGAGCGTATCCGCCATGTGGTCGTTGCCTGTGGCGTCGATGCATATCGGCGCGTGGAACCTGCGGGCGACCTGCATGATGCGCTCCGCTTGCGTGTTCCAGTCGATGAGGTTGAACCGCTCCATATAGCACAGGTGCTTGCGAGTCGCGTCGATGACGGCGATAACGGTGAAGTCGCGGTACTTGGCGAGGTCGACCCCGACGGTGTATTGGTGCCCCGCGATGGGCGCGGGCTGCCACTCCGCGCTGAGGCAGCGCGTGAGGTTGCGGAACACGCTCCCGCCATCGGGCAGGAACTCGGCATAGATTTCCTGTCGCGCGGTATCCTCGTCGAGTTCGGCGAGCATCTGCTCAATCTCGTCGCGCGGGATGTACGGGTTGCGATGTGTGGGCATCTGGAACGCGGCGAACTGTGGCTGCGCGGGGTCTTTGCCAGCCACGAACAAGTCCCAGAACCAGTTCATGCGCTTCGGCGTCGAGATGACGAGCGCGTGACCCTCGCGGTCGGTCAGCATGGGACGCAGGTACTGCGACCAGATGAACCCCTCGCGGATGGTCGCCGCCTCGTCGATGACCATCAGGTCAATCGCGCGTCCTTGCAGCGAGCGCGGGTTCTCCGCCGTGCGCGACTGGAGCATCCCGCCCGTCGTGAACTCTATCTCGTAGGGCACGGAGCGCCGTCGCGCGACGATGTCCTTATACTGCAGACCCGACTTGAGGCAGAGGTTGCGCAGGATCGATTCGACGCCGTAGGTGAGCGGTCGTGTGAGGTCATAAGTCGGCGCGACGATCCAGACATGTCCGCCCAGCAGCGCGTGAGCAACGGCTTCTGCAGACGCCGCGGTCGTCTTGCCAAACCGCCTTCCGCACGCGACGATGCGGAACCGCGCGGGGCTATAGAGTATCTCCGCTTGCGCGTCGTGCGGGCGGAAGTCCATCAGCTGGTAGAGCTGCGGCTTCCACCGTATCGGCGGGAGACGATTCCACGCTGGGAGCATGCGAGGACAATTCTACTTGACTGCGTATCTCTCGTAGTGCCTGCACGAGCGGGTTCGTCTCAGGCGTGCTGGATGTCCATTCGACGCGCGACTCGTCGCGTAGCACGCCGACGCCACGCAACACATCAGTCGCTAACGACGCGCGAACATTCGGCGGGGTCTGGTCATCGCGCAGGAGCTGCTCAATCGTTCTCGCCGCCAGCGGGGTCAGATGGAGCGCGTAGTGCAGACGGATGTTGTTAATCTGCTCCTGGATGCGCTGTTCGTATTCGACGATGCGTTCGCGCCAGCGGTACTTCTGCGCCCATCGCGCGATGGTCGGAAGCGATGCGTTCACGGCGACCGCCGCTTGACGCATGGAGCGAGCGACCGTGGCGTAGTGGCAGAACGCGCGGTACGCCCGTGTCGGCTCGCCCTCAATCGGCTCCAGCAGGATGTTCTGTACGGCGGAGGAGTGCTGTGAAGAGGCGCCCGTCGTACTGCTCTTCGGTGTCTTCGGCATATTCAGAGTCTACCTCGCGCAGGTGCGCATGGAGTTGACGCGCGAGCAGGTCATCGTCGCGCGTCACGGCGACCATCACGGTACGGATGATTGCCGCCGCGGCAGGGTTGCGCACGGCAGGCGCTCCGCGCTCCGTGCGGTCAACAGGCAGGAACTCATTCTGCATCACGGCGTTCGTCTGCGCTTCGAGGATCGCGTCCAGCTCGATTTCAACCATGCGCACGAACGATTCGTCGAACACGGGCATCTCCAGCACGGACTGGAGTTCGGGGATGGCAACCATCGATTCGTAGTCCCACCAGCTGAGTTCCGCGAGGCGGTTATCCGCCATGAGTATCGCAAGCGCATGGGACTCATCGCACTCGACGCGCACGATGCGAATCGTCTCCCAGCCGAGCTGGCGCGCCGCCTCGTAGACGCCGTTGCCCGCGAGGATGTAATCCGTGCCCGCATGCACGACAATCGGACGGTACTGACCAAACTCGCGCAGCGAGTTCTTAAGCAGTTCGAGCTGCTCATGCGGGTGACGGCGCGTGTTCTTCGGATGGGAACGAACGGAGTCGATAGGTACGACCTCGACCTGTGGGCTTACCGTCATCGCGTCTCTCCTATCGCGTCCGTCGCATGCGCAGCGTCGATTTCGGCGTCCTGCGTCGCTGGAACGAGGGTTGCATACCGCGCCGCGTGGGCACGGTAGTTGCCTCGTGGTGGCAGTTGCCGAGCGAATACTTGCCGTACTTGTCGGTTCCGCCCTTCGGGTGCGATGAGCCGATGTGGATGTGCTTCGTCTTCTCCATAGCATTCAATTATACGACGGCGTCGCCGAAGTACCGCGCGGTGAGCGTCGTCTCGCCGTGCGAGCCGCCCCAGACGCGATGCTGCACGCTGGTCACCAAGTACCGCTTGTTATTGATACCGAACCTGTTATTGCGCGAGATGAACCGCACGCCCGCGCCAGGGAACAGGTTCGGCGTGAGCGGCACGCGCATGGTGATCGCCTCGTTCGGTTGTCGGAAGAGCTGGAAGATGGTATCGGCGGCGGCGCGTGCGAACTCCAGCCGTGCGAACTGCGAGTCCGCCCAGACGAACGGCTGTGGGTAGCCGATGTAGTTCGGCGCGGTCGGGTCGTTCATGCTGGCAGTGTCGATGCGATGCGAGACGATGGGCAGCTGGAGCGGGGCGTAGGCGTCGACGCCGATGATGGTGACCGTGTTGCGCACATCGCCGAGGTCGCGCTGGAGCGAGACGGTCGACTCCTGCTCGGCAAAGACGAAGTCGTCGGATGGAGGCGTCTCCAGCCCGCGAAACTTATGGAACGCGAGTTTCCCGTGCTGGTTGAAGTAGAGCAGGAACCCGATGGTCTTCGCGATGCGTCCCATCACCTCCCAGAGCGGGACGCCTGTGAACCGTGTGAGCGGCGTGCCTGCCGCGCCGACGGGCAGGAACCATGCGGGCTCGGGCGCGGGAACCTCGTCATACGGCGTGCTGGGCACGAGTCCTGCGAAGAGCAGGTCGTTGGTCGCGATCCCGCCGAGTCCTGCGAGGTACGCCATCGCGTAGTAGCTGTTCCAGCCGTCCATCCATGCGAGCCACCAGCGCGGCTGCTCCAGTTGCGCCACGCGGTCGACACACTGCACGACGAACTGCTGCACGCCGCTCTGACCCGTGCTGACCGTACCGCTCCGATGCATGTAGCCTGTGAACACGGTCGTGAGCGGGATAGTGTGTGGAGGCGCGAGCTGCACATCGACTCCGCCGATGACATCGTGCGCGTACCGTGCGAGCTGGATGCGTATCGCGCGTTGTCCCACCTGCTGGTTCCAGTTCGCCCAGTACCCGTCGGGGTCGAGGTAGACCAGTTGCGCCTGCGAGCGTATCTGCAATCGTGAGATATCGAACTGCCACGCGACGGTTATCTCCTGCGGCTGTGCAAACGACGGGTCGGACAGGTCGCGCTGGGGCGTCGGGTTGAAACCGAAGTCGACCCCGCGCACGATGGGCGTGTCGGGCGCGACGGTGCGGTTGCCGACGGGGCGCTGTTGCGTGGCGTTCGTGTGGCGCAGAGTGAGCTTGTACCGCAGGGTGGGGATGTCCTCGATGGTGACATTCGCGTCGGTATGAGGCGGCTTCGGCACGGCGTAGCGCACTTCCTTGATGTCGGGCTCGGCGGTGGGCACGAACCCGACCTGCTGCTCGCCGCCCTCAATCTCGCCGACGGCGTCGAACCACATGGGGCTTAGGGCGAGCATCATGCTGCGCCAGCGCCACCAGCGGATATGCACGACCTCGATGAGCCTGTCGGACGGGATAGGCGTCGGCTGGTACGGCGGGAGCGGGCTGGACGGGTCTTCAGCGTAGTCGCTGAACGCAGGCGGGCGAACCAGCGGGATGACCAGCGGCGCTTG